AGATAAAAACAGTGGGTCAGCTAACGTGAATGAGTTCGTTGATAGCTCGCGTGGTTGCCACGTAACAGAGGTTCATCTCTTGTTCCATAGCTTGAGGCGTTTTAGATAATGGATGAGGGCAGGGAGCTTCTTTGGGGCGTAGGAAAAAGACCCTAGAAGCCTCTAGCCCTTTGGCCCCGTAGACTATCCAATTGCCCATTAGTCAGTTGTACTACTCTGTCTTCCATCGTCATCAACCTTTCGTGCCAGTGATTTATGTAAGCTCATTTTTAGTTAATAGTGCACACGCTACCCAACACTCCGTATAGGCTCTGCTCCTCTCCGGCGTGCGGTCTTCTACGGAAGCCTTGAAGTTGTCGTAGTCGATGAGTTCGACCATGACCTTGATCGCTCCGGCTACGAGATGGCGTGGAGCCTTCATCCGGTAGAGGTAGTCACCGTCTGGAGTCTCGATGATTTCTTCCAGCGGGGTATCGGACTGACGGCTGATCATCTCCCGGAAATATTGAAGGTCTTCGAGGACTCTGGCCCTGACCAGAAGGGTTCGGGTATTCTGGCGGTGCTCGACAATCGAGACAAAGCCTTGCTTGGCAAATATCCACATAGCAGGTCTCCTAGGGTGAGAGGGAAGATTTCAAAGTGTCGTCATCTACAAACTCAACAAATCCAAGACGTTGAGCAATCTGGCCAAGTTGAAAGTCATCTTTGTAGGAGGACCAAAACCCGGCACAACAGGCGTCGTCTGAGTGGTGACAAATTCGGTGCCCCTTGAATCCTCCGTAGGGGTCTCTGATCTGGTCTAGCAAGCCTTTCAAGTCAAGAGGATTATTGGCATTGAAGATACAAGTGTCGCATTGTTTTTCTTGAACTCTGAATCCAGACATCTTTCTATCCTCTCAGCTTACATAAATGAGTTCGTTGATGGCCCGCGTAGTAGCGACGTACAAGAGGTTCATCTCCTGCTCCATAGCCTGCGGAGTCTTGGCCATCGGATGGGGACAAGGGGCATCCTTCGGTAGGAGTAGGAAGACACGAGAGGCTTCCAATCCCTTGGCCTTGTGGATAGAGGAGAGCCGGATGCCGGTGGTCTTATCGTCTGAGAATATGGACTCGATTTTGTCGATGACGTCTCCAGCCGTCTGAGCTCTTTCTGAGAAGAGGATGAGGCAGTCGGACTTGTCTTGGAGGGAGATGATTTTGTTCTCATCCGGGTTCTTCTTGACTTGTTCCTTTTCAATCTCTCCTTCAGTCCAGAGGTCCAGCCTCTCGACAAGGTCAACGATAGGAGTCTCCCGGTCTCCCGGCTGGAAGTCCTTCCCAGATTGCTTGACCAGCTTCTTCACGACGGAGACCAGATTGGAGCCGACGTTGCGACCTTGAATCTGGGCCTTCCTTCCGGCCTTGAGAAACTTGAAACACTCGGAGACGAGAGGAGCGTTGCACCGGCAGAGGACCATATCACCGTCTTCGACCTTCGACCGATAATTGCCACAAAAGACTTTTCCAGTACCGTCGCAAGCCTTGCACTCAGACAGCCCGTCTTCTTCTGCATCCTTCTTTTTGTTGGGGGTTACTCTACCAGACCCCTCGCACCTCTTACAGGCAGGACCATCTTCTGCTACTTCAAACCGGCCTTGAGATATCTTCCCCTCAGGATTGGATTCGTGAGCCTCAAAATTGGGAACAAACTGCTTGGCCCTTTCAACGATAGCCTTCCCGCAGCGGTAGGTGGTCGTGAGCCCCAGCTCCTTACACCCTACGTCTGTCTCGGAGAGGGTTCGGAACATCCGTGGCATACTCTCGCTGTCGGCTCCAGCGAACCCGTAAATGGCCTGTTGAGGGTCTCCTACGAGTATGAGACGTTTGCCAGCCTTGAGAGCCAGAGCCTGTTGAACCCGGTTAAGGTCTTGGGCTTCATCGACGATTAGCAAATCCTGGCGAGGGACGGAGAGACCTAGCACGACGGGAAGCCAGATCATATCATCGAAATGGCATTCCATATCCCGCGAGACATCCTTGGACAGCTCCAGGACTTGATCTGCGATATCGTAGACTTCAGCCCGATTACCGTTGAGCTCAATTCCGTAGTAGCCGCAGATGTGATCGTACTCATCGGAGCTAGCGAGATTCTGCTTGGCGAGGGAGACCAGCTTGGAGACGGCCTGGATTGTCTCCGGGATATCCTTCTTGAGCTTCCTGAGGTCTTTGTCGTAGGCTTGGGCGATGAGGTTCGAAGTTCTCCAGCCGGTAGGCTTCACCCTTCCGTAGACGGACTGGACCACCCGGAGACCCATTGAGTGCATCGTCATCGTCTGAGTCCGGCACTCCTTCGGAACTCGCTGTTCCAATTCAGTGACGATAGCCTTGCTGAATGAGGTGAAGGTTATTGTCTTGGCATCCTTAGAGAGTGTGAGCTGATCCCAGATTGCCCGCTGTTGAGGCGATGGGTCGATGCCGGGAGAAAGGCCACGGAGTACCTTCAGCCCTTCAACCATTGTGGTCGTCTTCCCGGTGCCCGCTAGAGCGTTGACGGTGAGATGAGGGACGGTAGAGGCGAGGGTCTGGAGTTTCGATTTGAGGGACTTCTTGGGGGCTGTCTTCGGCATTTCAACTCTCCTTGGTTTGGTTAAAAGTAGCGGGTGATGTAGTAGTATAACGGCTAGAGTTCTTTGGCAAATTCGACAGCGGCATCAGAGGACAAGTTGAGAATAAAAGTGGGAGTCATCTCATTATTGAAGGATTGAAACTCCTTAACAGTTAAATGAAAAAATCCCGTCCTTAAAGGAATCACTTCTGCTCCACTTCTCACAGCGATTTCCTGAAGAGCTTCTTTGTCCTGAGAGTAGAGGGTAAAGCACGGAACTCCCTTTCTTCCCTCTAAGGAAAGCACTCCAATGTTCTCAGAATCTTCTTGAGCGTGGCTGACGGCATCATCGTAGGTGAGGAAGATTTCCATAGTGAGTTCCTTGAGAGAGGCGGGGGGAAAGAAGTGAGCCTTTTCAGTCGTGCTCAGGACTTCCGACAGCCGTTGGTTTCAAATTCGGTTTTGAGTAATCATTCGGATGAATGCCAAAAGGCTCTCGCGAGAAACTGATTCCGTCCGGGATGCCCGATCAAAGTCTGTTTTTATCGTCAATGATTCCAGGCCGGAAATTTGAATCCCGTAGACTTGATTAGAAGCACCGGGATGCCCGTCGCAAGGGATGTACTGAGCATTTCCAACAGCTCTCTGAAGAATTTCGCAGGCTCTTGATGCTTTGAATGTTTGAGTCTTCATTTCACTTCTCCTGGTTTGAGCAAAAGTTAGTAAGTGCCGCGTTTCATTCCGTCTCTGTAGGGGTCAGTATAACTACTATCGGAGCCGGGTCAACCCTAGCAGGAAAGAAATTTCAAAGATTCTTGAACTCGGTCTAACAAATGTCGAAGACGGAAGAGGTAGTGAGGGGGAGAGAGACGCCCTGGACAGCGAATCCACCAGGCCCGTTAGCCCCTTCATATCGGAAAGTTCTTGTATCAGGGTTCCAAGCGATGACTCCGTCCCAAACCTGTAGACTCTCCGGGACTTCGTTCTGCTCAAGACAAAGGTGGGTGAACCCTTCGTCGATAAGATACAGCTGGAGTTTCTCAACGTCTTCTGGACGGAAGGAGACAATCTCAAGAAGTTCTCCGAGAGTGACGCTGCTCCACTTTCGTCCGGTGATCTTCTTCGATTGTTCTTCAAGGTTCGACATTTTCGCTTCTCCTTGGGAGAGGGGCGGGTTTAGTAAGCGTACTTGAGTTCAATCTTTTCAATCCAAACGCTAGGCCCAGTGAGAGTGTAATCGGTAGTTACTCCCCCGTTGTTCTGGCAATCGCATTTGAAAGTAACACTAGGAAAGGCAGCAATTAGCTTAGTTACTAGACTTCCATTCAAACTGAATGAGAGTTCGCGGGTGACCTTCTTTGACTGTTCTTTAGTAAGTTTCATCGCTTCTCTCCGGGTTAGTGTTTCGTTTGCGTCTCTTGTAGGGGCAGTATAACTACTATCGGAACGACGTCAACTCAACCGGGAGAGTTTTTGAAACTTTTCTTCAAGTTTCTTAAGATACAGATTCTTCAAGCCTCTCCATCTCAGCCTTGACAAGCTGAACGGCTCCGTCGAAGGTTCTGATATGGCTGATCAATACCCGGTTGTCGTCCGGAGTAATCTGGTCCAGGTCATCCTGAGAGAGGGTAGCGATGCCGAGAGCAGAATTCTTGCTGCCGGTGATCGTGAAAAGAGAGTTGAACCGAATGGTCCGGTGGTACCATGTAGAGAGAGCGTTGATCAACGAGCTGCGGTCTAGAGGCTGCGAGACGGACTTGAGAAGGCAGTGAGTAACGGTCTTGGTCTTGAAGTCATTCGCTCCTACGCTCCGGATTTCAACCTGGTGACCCGCCTCTTCAAGAATTTCAGCGATGACGATTCCGGCCAGACCTCTCCACATCGCGTCTTCAGCCTTCCATCTTCCCGGAGTAGTGGTATGGATCATCACCGTGACGGTTGTTGGAGCGTCCGTTGATTCCCTCTTCGAGGTTCTCCAGAATTCCTGCTCACCTCCGATCAGCTTGTCGTAGTCGATGTCATCGCCGTCGTCGGCTGAAAAAGCAATTTTCCGCTTTGCGGATTTGAGTTCAATCTTGATCGCATCCTTCAGTTGGTTGTAGAGGGAGTCATACAGCTCGATGCCCTTCGTCCAGACCCGGTTAGAGGCGTGAAGAGCCTCTTCATAAGTTGAAATGGGCCTGCCGACAAACTCTGAAGAATTCTTCAGGAAGTAGTTTTTGTTGCAGAATTCTTCGAGGGCGGTCAGCGAGTCAAAGCGAATGAAGCGTGTCATCTTAGTTCTCCGAAAGAGGTGAGAGGGGTCTTGTAGGGGTTCAGTATAACTACTAAGAGAGGGAAGGGGAAGAGACTTCTGAAAAGAATTCTGGAAGCCTCTTCCCGCCTCCGAGAGCCTAGTGGTTCTTCACCTTCGCAACTTCGTCTTCTCTCCAACCGCTGAAGAAGGCCAAATCAATTTGAGTCTGGTCCCAACCAAAGTCGGTTTTCATCTTGTAAGCATCTCGCATGAACCGGGTGCTCATCGCTCGCTCAAGCCGGTTCTCGTTGATGGCCTTCCGGTACTTCAAGAGGTTAGACCGGAGTTCATCGTCCGGGCAAAGCTGGACTTCAACGTCAGCGGAGTAGTCCATGAAGACCTTACCAATCTGGAAACGGTCCAGGGTGGCGGCATCCAGCTTGTTTCGTCCGGAGTAGAGACGGTCAGCCCCGGTGCCTACGGTGTTGGCCGCTGCGACGCAAATGAAGTCCTTGTGGCGTATGGCGTATGGCTTTTCAGTACGGTTAGGAACCGACATCTTGCCGTTAGCGAGAGCGGCGTTGATCAAGAGAAGTACGTTGGGGTCAGCTGCATCAATCTCATCGAGGAGAAACACGCCACCGTTCTCGTAAGCCTTGACAAACTCGGAGACGGTGTATTCAAACTTTCCAGCGTCTCCGGTAGGGAGTAGACGGCCACCCATAATGCCTTCGCTCATACCGGCGGTGCAGCTGATGAAGTAGAAAGGAAGGCCAAGAGCCTTTGCGACCTGCGAGCAGATGTGGCTCTTGCCGCAGCCCGTTGGACCGTAGATGAACACGTTCATTCGAGCTTCGGCAAGCTGAAGGATGGCTTCGAAGGAAGCGTGAAAGAGGTCTTCGAAGGAAGAGACAACCTTGTCTCCTTCGAGGAGCTGAACCTGGACCACTTTGTCTTCCGGCTGAACGGCCTGAGCTTCAGCGAGCTGGTTATTCAAGTTCTCAATCCTCTTGATGAATTTCTCAATCGGAGGAGAAGACGGTTGCGATTGAATCTGATCGGAAGAAGCAGCCTTCTTGATTTTGTATCGAGTGGTCTTGCGGGGAGAGTAGCTGTCGCCTCTCAGCTTGCCCGACATCACGAGCGAAGTGAGAATGATCTTGATCGTGGCGTGATCCTTGATTCCGGTCAGGCTCAGAATGATGTCGTGGATTTCACTGACGTGAGTCCAGAAGTCTCTTCCTTCTAAGTAGTCAAGGACACAAGGAGTTACAGAGGCGGTGTTCTTGTCGTAGTAGGGCATCTCACTTCTCCAAAGTTTGAGTGAAACAAAGTTAGTCGGTCAGTCGTTCGCGTCTCAGACCCCCAGTATAACTACTATCGGACTGCCGTCAACCCTACCGTGAAAAAATTCTTGAAGATTCTCAGATTGGTCAAAGACCGCTAAATTTTCCAAAATCAATTCAAAACCAAGGCAATCCCCTGTAGATCCAAGTCAGAGCCAAAACGGCTAGGGCGACGAGACCCGTGTCAGCAAGAAAATCGTATGAACTTTTCATGGTTTAACCTTTCAAGGGAATCTCTCTTGGAGAGCCATCCACGTGAGAACAGAAGATTTCAACGTCAGTTGGCTCCAGCTCATACTTTTTGGCGAAGAGACACGGAGTACAAAGACCATCCAAGTTGAGATAATGATTCTCTGGACGGAATAAGATGACGTTGGCGGCATCGCAAGAGTCTACGATAGCCTTGCAGTTACAGCAGCGGGTCTGCCCTAGAGGCAGTTCCACTTCAGTTCGTTCGATAACTTGGATCACTTTTTGACTCCGTTCAAAGATGGGGGTGAGAGGTTAGCGGGTAGCGGAGAGCGTTGGCCCTTTCCAAACCAGAAGGTTGTTCTTCTTCTCGACAAGCCCGGTGGAAATGATCTTGTCGATAAGGACGTTGAAGACATCCAGTTCCATTCGGCTCATGACGTTAGCATAGAGGACTCCGTGAGGGACTTCTCCAAGCTCCCGGATGGTGTCGGCCAGAGCCTTGATAGCCTCAATGGCAGCGGTCACTTCCTCCTCAGAAGGTACGATCATGGGACGGTCTTTCGTGAAAGGCTGGTGGTAGAAACGGAAGAGAGAGAGAGAGAGTAGACTAGCCGATCCAACCCGGCTGGCCTGGGCGGTAGGCTCCTGGACCGTACTCTGCTTCAACGTCCGTCTTCTGAAGGAGAGCCTCTCCACCTTCGGTCTGGAATGCGATGGAACCGTAGACCAACTGACCCCGGTGCCAGAAGTCATTAGGCTCCGGAGTCCAGCCCGCTGGAAGGCTGTTGGCGATACGGTGGAGAAGGATGTCGGCCTGAATTGGGTCGGAGAAGGTCTTGAAGTGGACCCAGGTATGGCCTTGAGTATCACGGCACTCCACCGCGTAGTTGAGAGCGGTGTAGGGTCCATCTTCTCCGATGGCCTGGTAGTAGTTTGGAAGGATTCCGAAAGAGTATTTCACGGCTGGGGTTCCGTTCATTAAATCGAGAGAGGAGAGGCGGATGGCGAGAGAGGTCACGTCGGTGATCCTTTCAATTAGCTTTCGCTTGAAGATCAAGGATGGTCTTCCGAACTTTGGTGACGTTCATTCCAGGTCGAAGGCTCTGCATCGTCTTGACCGCCAGCGAGTAGTTGCGACCGATAAGCAGGCCTGAATCAATCAACCGAATGAGTTCAGATTTCATTTCACCGCGAGTATCAAGGTTCATCGTTTCTCTCCGGGTTAGTGTTTCGCGTCTCTTCAGGCCTCAGTATAACTACTATCGGACGGTGGTCAAGCCTAACGGGAGAAGTTTCTTGAAGTTTCTCAGAATTCGTAGGAAACACGAACGAAGCCCGGAGCACCCTCAACGGACTCCAGGGCAGTGACTCGGATGAGCTTAGAGACCACCTTGGCCCTTCCTCGCATCGACCAACGCTGGGCGGATACGGTTAGAAGGTCTCCAACCCGAAGGTCGTGGCCGATAGTATTCGCAGCGGAGGTCTCCGTGTTATGCCCGTTCCACGAGACTACGTTGGTGAGCGAGAAGGCTCCGGGAGTCTGGTATGCGTGGACTCCAAACTCCGTGTCGAAGTAGCGTTCACCGCGTGCTTCGTCGTTGAAGCGAATTCGGACGGTGTAGCCTCCACCCCTGGTAGTGATCTTGGCGAAGAGATTCTTCATCGAAGGCTCCGGGCAGATTTAATGTCGTGCCTAGGACGTGAGAGGCGGGTAGCGGTAGCGATTAAGCGTTGGTGGGAAGGTTCATGGCGAGAGCGACCAATTCAGCCTTCTGTTCTTCGGTGAGGTAGACTTGGCCCAGGCCGTTCTTCCGGCCTTCTGCGAGGTCTACCAGCTCCTTGATAGCGTTGGTTGTGGCCCGGTTACGTTCTACCTTGGCCTTGGTTCCGATAACGTACTCGACAGGACGGAGCATGGCCCTGGGATAAGAGACGTTGGCACTCTTCATCTCGTTGCCGTCTTTCCGAAACTTCCGGCCATCTTCCAGTTCGATGAAGCTCTTCAGGACTCTCTTGACGGTAGCGATTTTGAGGCCAAAGGTATGGCTTGGGGCCAGGTCCAAACCAACTTCTTCTCCAACAACCAGCTGACTAAAATCTCTCATCGTTTCTCTCCGGGTTAGGGTTACTCGTTTCCGCTTCAGTAGGTGCAGTATAACTACTATCGGACGTTGGTCAACCCTACCCTTGAACTATTCTTGAACTTTTCTGAAGATTCTACAAACTATGGCTTTTCCACCTGGATTTTGTTGTAAGGATGTTCATAAATGTTACCGGAGCCGGCAAACCCGTTACATACCTTGAGTTTGGCCGTCTTGGTTTCTCCGGCTCCGTAGACTTCGGTGACCTCTCCCTGCCAGTGGGAGTCTTCCTCTTCTCCGAGAGCCCAAACCGTATCACCCACGTCAAACTCTCGCACCTTCCCATTCCTCTTCCGAGTCTTGACGGGCCTCTCTTCAGTGGCCTTCCGTTTGACAGACTCCTTCTTGATCTCTTCCTTCCGTTGCTCCATCTCTTCCTCTTCCTCAGCGTCTACCTCTTCGGGCAGCTCCGTAGGAGTTCCAAGATCAATACCGCCCACGGTTGGGGTCTCCGCCAGCCTTGGAGTTCCGTGTTTGTCCTCTTCGTAGCGGAGTTTCAACTTGGCGGCGGTGATCTTCTTCCCTTCAACGAAGCACTCCCATCCCTTGACGAGAATTGCCACCTTGGCTTTGGCCGTGCTATCTCCATCGACGATAAGTTTGGACAGTGCCTTCCGGACTGCCTCAAGGGATGGGTCTGAGATCATACCTTCCCAGAACTTCAGAGCCTCTTCCCATAGATCAAAGTTCAGAGTGTCTTCGCTCCGGGTTGCCCCTTCCTCGTAGTATTCTGAGGAAGAGGATGTAGACGTTGCCATGAGGTAGAACAGCCCGCTGATCGAGCCTAGGGGAAGGAACCGGCTCAACTTTGCTTCGGTCCCACCTTCCATACCCTGGATCACGCTCACGCACTCTAGGAGACGGTTGTGCCGGTCTATCATGTCGAGAGACTCTGAGTGAGTCCGTTTCACTCCGTAGGAGTCTCCAATACCTCCTCCAGTTCTATCCCAGAGGAGACGGATAGCAAAGTCAGCTGTCTTGGAAGCCTTCTTTCGGTCTCCAACCGATAACGTCTTGAAGTACCCTGAGCGATAGATGACGTCAGCGAGGCTCCGTGGCTTACAGGTATCCATCGTGTTGACAACGTCATCGTCTTCCGAGATACCGTACACGATGACCTTCTCAAGGTGGGGTTCCTCTTCCCAAACGTCTTCCCAGAGTTCCGGGTTGGCGGTGACTTCCTGAGAGGAGAGGACTAGAGCGATGAGGGAGTGCTGGCCGTTGAGTACCTTCCCTCCTTCCCCGATGATGATAGGTTCTCCGTTGAGCCTCCAGTAGCCTCTGAGAATCTCTTGCTTGAGCTTCTCGTAGTTGCTCCGGTAGAGAGGACGGTTGTCAAGATTATTGGAACACTGGATCTGGTTTCCTTCGAGGTCTCGAAAAAGTCCCTGGCCTTTCTCTACTACTTCCCAGCCAAGGAGTTTCTTCGCAAGGCTAACCGTGATGGGGTTAAAAGAGTCGTGGGCGGTGACTTCAATCGTAGGTTCGGTGACTTTCGGCATCGTGCTACTCCGTAAAAAGAGAGGGGGTAACGTGAGAGAGGGGTGTGTATTATTCAGGCAAATTTGCTATGACATAATTCTCTCCTTTGACTCTCACGAAGAGAGTTCCATTGTTAGAGAATTGCCAGCACATTACTCGCCTCCATCGGCTACTACCGTTCAAGCGAATCATCTTTGAAGTAGGTGAACCGGAGTGGAGGGTGTATCCGTCAGCTGCCATACCGTAGCGAGGGACGGAAGTGGACTTGACCTCAACAATACTATCTTTCAGATACTGAACAGCCATACATCGTCTCCTATGTGAGAGGAAGGGGCAGAGAGGGAGTGTAGTATAACTACTACGGATAAAAAGAAAACCCCTAACCGATAGAGGTATCGGCAGGGGCTATTGAATTCAACTCTCTTCTACTATGTATATATATAATATATATAACATAATAAGACCTGGGCGTGTACGAAGTATAGTGGCTAATCCTATTAAGTAAAGCGAAGGAAATTTTTGGGACTTTCCCCGGCGTTCTCCTCGTTTTATCTTCTCTCCATGTTAGTTATACTTCCCCCAGGCGGAGGAGGAGCAACCTTTATTCGGCTGGCGTCAGCCGGCCTCCTTCTCCCCAGAAAAAGTAACGGCAAGGACTATAGCGATGGCGATTAAGTACCCGTGGGACAAATGGTTTTCCAGGAAGAGTTTTACAGTGAAGAGAGGCAAACACTATACGTGCCAGACGCACGGTATGTCTCAGCAGATTCGGAACGTCGCAGCGTCGAAAGGAATCACCGTCAATATCACCTGCAAAGACGATACGCTGAAAGTGAAGGTGGGGTGATGCCGAAGGCTCCGGAGGAGGTAACAGTCAAGGCCTGGAGTGTAGACACTCCGGGGGTTAGCTACCTCAAGACGGGGATGGTTGTAGAAGAGACCCAGAATTGCCTTGCTCTAGTCGAACACGAAGGTGGGTTCATTCTCTATCACATCCTCTCAGGGGGAGCTATCGGAAGCAATCTGGATAACATCTTCGAGACATTTGAAGAGGCGTCTACCTTCGCTCAGAAATTCTGGGCGGGTGTGGAGAAAAGTAATCTGGCCTTGAAGATGTATCGAACCAAAAAGGATTTGTTGACATTGAGGCTTGCAACCCCATTAGGAGCCGCTGCTATGGCGAAGAGGAGAACCAAACGTGCCGAAGGAAAATGAGACAGAGAATGTCTTCATCGGAATTGATCCGGGAAAGCAAGGAGGGTTGGTGTATATCCAGGGGGGAGAAATCTGCTACACCCAAATGCCCTCTACAGAGAGGGAGATTTGGAACTGGTTCGATGAGATACCGGAGCCGGAAGGACCGCTCAAGGAGAGGATAGCAGTCATCGAGAAGGTCCACGCGATGCCGGGCCAGGGAGTGACCTCTATGTTCACATTCGGGCAAGGGTACGGGTTCCTCAGGGCATGTCTCATCGCGTCTGGAATACGGTTCCAGGAGGTTACTCCCAGGACGTGGCAGAAAGAGGTCGGAGTACCTGCCAAACCAAAGGAGCTAACGAAGCCTGAGCACAAGCTACGCCTTCTCGCTATAGCCCAACAGCTCTTCCCCAGAATGCCTCTCTGGAAGGAGAAGAAGGCCAAGGGGAGACAGCTAGCGGTATGCGATGCTCTTCTCATTGCGGAGTATTGTCGGAGGGAAAACAATGCCTAAGGTATTTGAAGAGAAGCTGACCTGGAAGGGTCACAAACGTCGCTGGAGTAGCTGCGAGGATTGCGAGCTATGCGAGACACGAAACAAGGTGGTGCTAGGGAGGGGGAAGATACCCTGCGACATCCTATTCATCGGAGAGGCTCCGGGAGCGGCAGAGAACGTGCTAGGACATCCCTTCATCGGTCCAGCCGGTCATCTACTGGATCGAATCATCGCACACTCCGTCCCAAAGGGATTACGCCTGGCCTTCACTAACCTAGTGGGGTGCATCCCTCTAGAGGGAGGGAGCAAAGCGAAGGGACCACCTAGGGGTTCGATAGAGGCGTGTTCAGACCGGCTGAAGGAGTTCGTTCAGCTAGCCAGGCCCAAGGCTATTGTATGCGTGGGGAAGCTAACAGCGAAGTATTTACTGGACGATGAGTTCTTCATCGACCATTCGAGATACATGGTAGAGATACTCCACCCAGCTTACATTCTTCGGGCGGATGAGTCTCAGAAGGGGCTAGCTGTCCAGCGGTGCGAAGTGGTTCTGGAAGACCTAGTGGGTGGGTGTTTTTCCGATTCCGATGAGTAGTTATAATAGCACTCACCGAACTTTTAAGGAGCGAAGAATGAGCCTTGCTGCGAAGCTGAAGAAGAAGAAAGTGAAACTGAATCCGGAGCCACTTTGGAAGGGTCCAATTGTAGACGGAACCACCCAGTCCATGATCTCAAATTACCTGGTATGCAAGGAGAGGTTCCGGGTGAGTACAATGGAGGGACTAGGACAGCCGGAGACGTTCTGGAAGGCTATCGAATACGGGAACATGTGGCACCTTTGCGAGGAGATGGTAGCCGCTGGAGAGGATTGGCAGAAGCCTCTCCGAAAGTATTGTGCTGAGCTCTGTAATAGGTTCCGAGAGAGCCAGTACGAGATTGAGAAGTGGTACAATATCTGTCTGGTACAATTCCCAGTGTACTTGGACTTCTGGAAGAAGCACCCGGACGTTAAGAGCCGGGAGAACCTTCTCCCAGAAATCTCTTTTGAGATTCCGTATGAATTGCCGAGTGGGAGGGTGATGACTCTTCGAGGCAAGTGGGACTCCGTGGACGTTATCGGAAGAGGGAAGGCCAAGGGAGTCTACCTCCAGGAGAACAAGACCAAGGGAGACATCGACGAAGAGAAGCTGCTCAAGCAATTGACGTCCGGATTTGAGCTCCAGACAATGACGTACCTGACAGCCCTAACGTCGCCTGACGCACTCAAGTACGCTGATGAGTTAGGCTCCCTGAAAGTGAAGGGAGTTCGTTACAACGTTATCAGGAGACCTCTCAGCGGAGGCAAGGGGAGTATCCGTCAGAAGAAGGGGAGCAAGAATGTTAAGCCGGAGACGGCTGAAGAGTTCTACAACCGGCTGAAGACAGATTACATCGAGCCGGAGCCAGAGTATTTCTTCATGCGGTGGAAGTCGGAGGTTAGCCAGGGGGAGCTAGACAGATTCCAGAAGGAGTGCCTCAATCCCATCCTGGAGAATATGTATGACGATTACGAATGGTGGCTCTGGTGTCACGAAGAAGGGGCTGACGCCTTCGATAACCTAGAGAGGGCTGACGCCTTCCCAGACCATAGCCAACGCCACTTTCGTTATCCATACGGCATCTATAACTCTGTCAGCGAAAGAGGCGAAACTGATCTGGACTTCTACATCAACACCGGCAACAAAGTCGGTCTTGAACGCAAAACAACCCTCTTTCCGGAGCTATAACAAATGCCAGTTGTACAAAAGCAAGCCGCAAAACCGAAGAGGAAGAAGGCCGCAAAACCGAAGGGAGTGCTGGACCGTATCAAGCCAATTGGTTTCGACGAAGAGGAAGGAATCAAGATCAATCTCTATGGAAAGAGCGGCACCGGGAAGACCTCTCTGTGGGGTACTTTCCCAGACCCGATCCTGGCTATAATCTGCTCAGGAGGTTCTCGACCGGGGGAGTTACGATCCATCGACACTCCGGAGAACCGGGGCAGGATCAAATCGGTCGTGATTGAGAGCAGTGCGGAGATATCTGAAATTGTAGAGTACCAGAAGGACTCGGAGGAGTTCGCCACGGTAGTGTTGGATCACGCTTCTGGATTACAAGACTTGAAGCTGAAAGAGATTCTAGAGATTGATGAACTGCCGGCTCAACTAGGTTGGGGAGTAGCTCAGCAACAGGATTGGGGGCAGTGTGCTCTTCAGACCAAAGAGACGTTGAGAGCCTTGTTAAGTCTGAAGTGTAATGTCGTTATTGTAGCCCAGGAAAGGAATTTCAACACGGACGGAGATTCAGAAAGCATTTTGATGCCTACCGTAGGTTCAGCGTTGACTCCGAGTATAACGGGGTGGCTGAACCCGGCGTGCGATTACATCGCCCAGACTTTCATCAGGAACAAGACCAAGGAGGTGGTCCGAACAGTTGGTAAAAAGAAGATCCCAAAGACAGTCAGATTAGAGGGAGTTGACTACTGCTTGAGAGTTGGTCCCGATGAAGTTTACACTACCAAGTTCAGAGTTCCCGGAGGTGTAAGTGAAGATATCATTGTGAACCCAGACTACAGCAAGATCATCAATATCATTCAAGGAGGGTGAAGTGCTAGTATTAACAAGGAAGGTTGATGGGAGGATAATCATCGGAGATAATATTGTTATCACTCTGGTGAAAGTTCTGGGAGATAAGGTTCGAATTGGGATTGAAGCCCCCAAAGAAGTGTCTGTGCATCGAGAAGAAGTTTACAACGTAATCCAAAAACAGAAAGAGAAGAACAATGGCGAAGTCGAAAAAGAGCGGACTGGCAGCGAAACTCGGAGCAAAGGGGAAGAAGGCATTCAGCCAGGCAGCGAATGAAGAGACCAACTATGGAGACGTGGAGTTGCCGGGCGGCATTCGTAACGGAGTTGCGAAGCTGACGGAGTGCATGTTTGGTATCTACAAGAGTGGACCGAACAAGGGTGAGTATTTTTTCCTGGCCGCTGGTACCATCGTCTCCCCAACCAGGGGTGGCGTACCAGAGATGAAGCTCAAGGGGCTGCGTACCCAGATCATGCGACCTGTCTGCGATACGGTGAAGAAGGACGGCACGGAAGTTCCGGTGGCTGATCACGCTTCCTGGATCACGAATGAACTCCGGAAGCTGGGAGTTGAGACGAAGGGGGCTGAGGTCGAAGACCTGGAGAGCCTTGCGGAGCTGGTGAAAGAGGCAGCTCCATACTTCAAGTTCTCAACCCGGAAGTCGGAAGCCACGAAGCAATACCCCAACCCATACCTCTTCCAGAACTGGGAGGGTGAAATTGAGGACTATGACGAAGACGAAGCTGACGACGGTATCGAAGAAGAGGACGAAGAAGACGAAGTGGAAGACGAAGTGGAAGTGGAAGACGAAGTGGAAGTGGAAGACGACAGCGACGATGATGAAGACGACAGCGAAGAGGACAGTGACGAAGAGGCAGACAAGCTACGTGAGATGGGCCGTCTTGCCGATATGAAGAAGGGCGGCAACGTTAAGAAGCTCAAAGCCCTGGCTCTTGAGGCTGGTATCGAAGAGGATGTCATCACCGATGCAGACAACTGGTCAGCCGTCGCTGAGATGCTTATCGACGGAGCTGGAAGTGGCGAGGATGATGACGAAGATGAAGACGATGAAGACGATGAAGACGATGAAGAAGAAGAGGTTGAGATCAACCCGAAGAAGGGTGAGACCTACCTCTACAAACCGCCACGGAAGAAGAAAGCAGTGGCTGTAACCGTCACCGCCATCTTCAAGTCAAAGAAGTGTAACCTGAAGACGGACGGAGGAGTGACGTACAAGTCGGTTCCATTCTCCGACCTATTGCCTGAAGAAGACTAACCGTTGTGAGAGGCGGTGATGTGGTGTGCTCTGTGGCAGATTGGGATGCAGACCTTAAAGGGAAAGCCCTGCGAATGAGTTTGGGATAATGCGGGTTCGAATCCCGCCAGAGCTATTTGGCATTGTGAGAGTGTGGTTCAGAGGGGCAACCCGATGGATGGCTGGTATTGTCCAAAAGGGCACTAAGGCAAGGATCATAGTCCGAGAGACACAGTATACACCGCAATGCCATTTTACATTGAAGTCAGCTCCTTGTATGGGGAACTGTCTTGAGTTCGTGCTCAGGCCGTTGCTAATCTCCTTTGGTGCGGTTTGGACTGGTGAACTTGGGGCCAGAGAGGGTGGATTCAGGCCCACAATACGACCTCTCTGGTCTTTTTATTCTATGGACGGAAAGCCTCTCACATGATTGCGTTGGATACAGAGACGACCGGATTTGACTTCTATCACGGAGCAAAACCCTTCCTGATAACGACCTTCGATAAAGACGGAGACAACATCTGGTGGGAATGGGACGTCAACCCTGAGACGCGACAGCCAATCATCTCAGCAAAGGAATTACGAGAGGTCAAACGGTTCCTTGTAGGGGAAAGAGTTGTACTACACAACTCAAAGTTTGATGCGAAGGCTCTCCACGAGATAGGAGTTGACCTGGACTGGAGCCTAGTGGACGACACTCTGATCGCAGCCCATATTTATAGCTCACTGGCCGGAGGCAACGACCTAACGAAGCTGGCAATGGCTCATCTCCGAATAGATGTTCAGCCCTTCGAGGATGCCGTCAGAGCTATCGTAAATGAAGCCAGAGGACTCGCCAGGCGAGAGTATCCGGGGTGGCGTATCGCCAAGGAGGGTGTCGAGGGCATGCCCTCCGTGAAACAGGGGTCTACGAAGGACGAAGACAAGCCGTGGAAGGCCGATATGTGGTTGCCGCGAGCAATAGCGAAGGACAGGAAGTATCCGAAGGGTCACCCCTGGTGGGATGCCTGTAGCCTGTATGCCAACTCCGATACGGCGGTGACCTACCCTCTGTGGAAGTTCTTCCGGAAGTACCTCAAGGAGAACGGGTACATCAGCCTGTACAAGGAACGTATGAAGCTGCTACCAATCCTCTTCGAGATGGAAAAGAAGGGCATCACCTACAGCCATGACAGGCTTGTAGACTTGAGAGAGGAGTTCCAGGGAGAGTATGACCGGAAGTCCACCCGTTGTAAGACCATAGCTGAGACTCTGGACTATGATCTGGAGCTACCGAAGGCGGCAATGAACAACTCACTGAGGGAGTTCTGTTTTGACGAAGAGTTCCTGGACCTCCCAGTGATCAAGAAGACGCAGGGGGGTGGACCCTGTCTGGACAAGACGGTCAAGGAGAGCTATGCCCTCACGCTGAAGGGTAGGCAGCTGAACTTCGTCAAGTCTCTAACCATCCGGGGGAAGCTCGCAACGTCTCTGGGGTATATGGAAAGCTATGAGCGGTTTGCTCTACCCTTCCTCCCAGAAAATACCGGGTGGATGGTCCTCCATTCTTCGCTCAACCCGGTAGGCACGAACACGCTCCGGATGTCCAGCTACAACCCCAACCAACAGCAGATCAGTAAGCTGGAAGACAAGCTCACTGGAAAGAGTCTGAGATACCTCTTCGGGCCAACGCCTGGAAAGGAATGGTGGAGCCTTGACTACGATAACCTGGAGCTGAGGATTCCCGCCTATGAGTGCGAGGAACCTGCGATGCTGGAGCTGTTTAACTTCCCTGACAAGGCTCCCTTCTTCGGTTCCTACCATCTTCTCATCGTCTCTATCCTTCACCCGAAGGAATGGAAGACTTGCTTGAGGAAGTACGGGCCTGAAGGAGCTGCCGAAGGGTTCAAGAAGAAGTACAAGTCAACCCTCTACCAGTGGACGAAGAATGGAAACTTTGCTGAGCTGTATGGGGCTGTCGATAGAGACGACGGAGACGGGACGGCAGACAGAGCCTATCACCTGAAAGGAGCTCAGAAGAAGATAGCATCCAAGCTAACGAAGAAGAAGCAGCTGAACGATCAGTACATAAGGTTTGCTGAAGAGAACGGATTTGTCTACACGCTACCGGATAAAGACGTGACCCAGACCGGATACCCTCTTGTCTGTAGTAGGAGAAAGTTGGGGTGGTCAAGATGGGTGGTCAAGCCTACCATCCCATTGAACTACCACGTCCAAGGGACGGCGTGCTGGGTTATGATGCGTGCGATGATCAAGGTCCAGGAGTATCTGGACTCACTGGGAGACGGCTACCGTCTAGTCATGAACGTCCACGATGAGATTGTTGTCGAGATGCCGAAGAAAGCGAACAAGGGGAACCTTCCGAAGGCTACCCGTATCAGAGAGCTGATGGAGTCAATCGGAGACTGCGTTGGCGTCACCCTCACCTGTGGTATGGACTACCACCCGAACTACTGGAGTCAAGCATGCTAATTGAAGAAGTCCAAGGACTGAATATTGAAGGGAGATTCCTCTACTGGATTACAGAGAGGGAGAATATCAGAAAGAAAAGGGAGAGCGGAAAAGGGAAGCCCTGGACTCACGATACCATTCTCCAATCGTATCGGTTCTGTAACGTCCGGAGGATGGACGACAAAGTGAGTCAGTGGCTCTTGAAGAACTGGTATGAGCCGAACTTCGATCACCCCAATATACTACTGGCGGTGGCTCTCGCTAGGTTCATCAACCTTCCGTCTACGCTGGAGCATATCGGGTTCCCTGAGATATGGCATCCAGAGGCTCTGATGAAGAAGTTGAGGAAGTTCCGTGACTCTATTGACGGGCCCATTTTCAACTCGGCATATATGGTTCGGGGGAACAACGGAGTAGACAAGGTTGAGTCGGTAGTGAACTTCAATGTAGACCCTCTCAAGGGGCTGAAACTGGATACGGACTCGATGAAGGAGACGTGGAAGACCGTCGTGGCATCTTATGGGTTCGGGCCTTTCATGGCGGGTCAGGTAGTCGCAGACCTACGCCATGCCGTAAGCGGTGAATGGGCCGATAGGCTAGAATGGGCAGCTGTCGGTCCAGGGTCTGCGAGAGGGCTGAATAGACTGCTAGGAGAGCCTCTCAACCGGAGTATCTCGCAGGAGAAGTTTGAAGAGCTATTCCCGGCTGTTATGGACCTGGTGGAAAAGAGAAGGCCTGCGATATTTTCAAGGCTGGAGGCTATCGACGTTCAAAACTGCCTCTGTGAATTTGATAAGTACGAGAGAACCCTTTTGGAAGGTCGGAGGCCCAAGAGCCTCTATCCGGGAGCGTGACATGATCATACAGGTCAGAGGGACTTCGGGCAGTGGGAAGACGACTGTCATGAACGAAGTTATGGAGAGGCTGGGAGAACGCTCTAGCGTGTACCGGGAAGGCCGGAAGAAGCCTCTATACTACTCCTTCCCAGGAGGGGTAGCGGTGTTGGGTCACTACGAGTCGAACTGCGGTGGCTGCGACAATATCGGAAGTGCTCCTCAAGTCTTTGAGTTGATACAGGAGGTGTCGAAGACCCATAGAACTATCCTCTGCGAGGGACTACTCTTGAGCGAGGACGTGAAGTGGGCAACCCAGATGAAAGGATTGAAAATTGTCTTCCTGGTTACTAAAATTGAGAGGTGTATCCGGAGGGTGAAGAAGCGAAGGAAGGACGCAGGCAACGACAAGCCTCTGAATGAGACCAATACCCGTAACCGGGTGGCGGTTATCGAGAGAGCCTACGGCAAACTGAAGGCTCTCGGAACGAAGTGCGTGAAGAAGAAATCAACTACAGCCACCGACCTCATTATGGAATGGATCAGCGATGCAAAGTGAACAAGACTGGATCGGAAG